TGATATCTTCTTGCCCATAAACTGTTTAAGAAGATAAGGGTGTTGTCCGTCTTTGACTGTTAACACCTCTTGTATTGATTTCTTCTTTAGAAGATTACTAACTTCATTCTCAAATAGATAAGTTAGTTTTTGATTTCTTTTCTTCCAATCGATAAAAGTTTTCTTCGCCTCGTTTTCAATCATGTCGCCAACCCACATATCTTTTGTACATAGATTAGCAACATAGAAATCTTTTAACTCTTCTTTATATAGTCGTGCCAACTTAGCGAAATGAAATCTATCATTTCGTTTGAGAAAGGAAGATAGTTCTGCTTTGACTTTACCATTGTATTGATTAAAGTCATAGTCCCTAGAATGAAAATGTAATTTTATTCCAAGATACAGTTTATAACTATCAAATCCTTCTCTACTACTCACCGCCTACAATGACCTTCTTTTTCTTAGGTACAACTAATGCACCTGTAGCAGTTCTCCATGCTTCTTCTATTTGGTCATTAGTTGGAACAACTAAAGATACTGTATAGAATCTTGCTTCTTTTGGATTCTCTTCACCTGTCATTGCGACACCTCTTGCGAAACCCATTTTGCCTTCTGGCGCTTGAACAATCATTCTAGGGTTTTCTAATATCAGAGGTTCTTCACTTTGCATTTTACCAATGAACTCGCCGTTCATTGTGACTACGCTTACTATATCACCTTTCTTCATTTCGACTCCGTATAAAAAGATGTGAGAGATGCTCTACTAGACTTCTCAACATTGATTAATTTTAACCTCTCTGCCTCAGCAGTAAGTTTTTCTTTTAAAGGTGGAGATAGAAGTCTTTTTGCACCTTCTGGTTCTACACCATTCACTTCACAAACTTTGAGTATAGCACTCATTACATCTGTTTTGTTTCCTACTAATAGTCTTTCAACTTGTTCTGTAAATTCTTTTCTACTAATCATACTAAAGGTGCTCCTTCGTATTGTTCTAAATCAAAGTTTTCAATCCAGTCCATCATGACTCGATAGTATGCATAGTATGTTTCACTATGACCAGAATTACCACCAACACCTAAACCACCATCTGCATAAGGTGTTTCTAAGTAATCAATAAGTGCTTGACATTCGTCTAAGTGAACTTCTGTTAATTCATCTTCACTTCCTATTTCAAGATACTCTAACATTGAATTATAAGCATTGTCATATGCCTCTTGGTGAATCCAATCATCTGATTTGGAAATTATTTTATTCCAGTTCCAATCTTGTTTAAGATTGAACTTATTATCATCGTAAAAATCTGCCATTAGAATATCTCCTTATCTGTTTCTTCAATTGCAATTGGTCCATAAAAAAGATACTCACAATCTATTGAATCATATCCGTTATCAAAGAAATAACTTGTACCTTCTTCATAGAGAGTTTCTTCTAATATCTCTTTCTCTTCATCAGTGCCTTTCCATTCTAAGATTTCAGAATCGAATGAACAACCATCCCAACATTCCTGAAACTCTTGTTCTTCAAAAACTTGTGGTTCGAACCAATCAGTATCAGCCTGATTCATGGCATCTGTTAACCATTCAACCTCATCTTCGTTAGTTGGTTTGACTAACCATTCACCGTTTCGCCACATAGTCTCTGTTTTAATTCTATTGCCTGATTCGTCAGTCCAATATTCTAATTCATAGACACTCTTTTTATTTGCACAAGATATTTCATATGTCTTGCCAATTTCAATTTTCATAATATACTCCTATTTAAACTCTCGTTCTCTAAACCACAAATTAAATGCATACTTCTCTCCTTCAAGTACAGGCAAACCTGCATGTTTAGAAAAGGGGTCTCTCTTATTTGTGTCTGGTAAAACATTATGCCAGAATATCATTGTACCCTTTCTAGGTTGTACTTCGATACCTAACAAATTAAAACCTGTTCCGCCGCCTTTGGGCACATCTCTTAGATAACCCAAAGCAGTAATCATTCTTTGACCACCTCTATCTAAGTAGACTGGATTGAAATCATCGTCTTCTTCATCAAAGGTGTCAAAGTGATAATCATACATTTCGTTTTCGCCGTAGTAAACTACTTGAAAAGGTTCAGCATGACTTAAAGGCATTCTAACAGTGTCAGCAATCTTTTGACCAATTCGTTCTGTTAGTTCTGATGAGTTATGATATACCCATGTATGTGAACCTGTACGACCATCTGTAATTTGACCTTTACCATCTTTACTTGATACTGTTGCTTTTTTTAAATCTTGCCATGACCATGTTAAAATTTCTTCGCACTCTTCGTCTGTTAGAAAGTCATGTATTACTGATAGCATGACTCTATCATTCTTCATTACATTTATCATACGCCGTATAAGTTTTCGTATTGTTTTCTAAGTTGTACTAGTTCTTCTATATGTTCACTAGGGTCACTAATGAATAATTGAAATGTATTCATACCTTCAACGCCAACTATTGCAACAACTTCATCGATTGCAACACCTGTAAGTTCTTCGACCATGATAGCATATGCAGTCATTTGTATGAACCATGGTGTCGCCATGTAATCGTCTTTTGGTTTACCTGATGATTTGAAATCTATGATTGCAAGTTGGTCTTCAAATAGTCCAACACAATCGACTCGACCTGCCATTTTTAATTCATGTGAATATAGAGGTGCTTCTAGAGCAATTGGTGTAATGCCATCTAAGACAGGTTGAACTGCCTTGAACATACCTTCTTGTAGTATGTTATCAAACTCAATGTATTCTTTTTCTTGTCTTAGATAGTCTTCTATATGTTGATGAAACTTTGTGCCTCTATTTGTTGCTTGTTTAGTAATCTTGTTTGCAGTCTCTTCTCCGACTCGTTTACGCCAGAGTTTAATTTGTTCTTTTGCTCTTAGACCAACAACTGTTGTGACACTTGGATACTTAGCATCGTTTTCACCAACATAAAATCTTTGACCATTCTCTGAGATAGTTTCTAATTGTATAGATTCTAAGTCACCGAGTTCGTACAGATTTGTTTTCAATTTTGTCATAATGTATTATACTACTTATTTCTTTGTTTGTGAATATGTTTTTTAACAACCTCTTTAGTCTTAATGTCTTTGATTGATTTGTTTGTGTTCAATGGTGAACCTGGATGACCTTCGCCAATCTTAGATAAGACTTCTTTAAACCCACTATCAGTTTTGATTCTATCACCATGACCACCTACGATATTAGGGGCGCCAATGATTTCTTTTACCTGTGGATTCTTTTTAAGATACTTGACTTTGTTATCATAAGACATCATAAGTTCATATGTCTCATTTAACTCTGAGTTATAAAATTCGTAAAGGGGCATTAAGTTCTCGGTAAGTTTTGTTCAACGATATCAAGTACATCTTGTTCTTTATACCAAAGACCAGAATAGACTTGTTTGTGACCGTCATTCCATTCTACATGATATCTTTTATAACCAAAGGGTCTATCACTAAAGACTCTACAATCGCCGTAATTTTTTATTAATATTCTCATAACATAAATGCAGGTTTGTCTCGTTTAGTCCACACTGCGAAGTCTCTCTTATATTTATTGTAATATTGTTGATACGCTTTTACTACATCACTTGACTTGACATCATCTGGCATTGCAGGTGGTGGGGGTGAAAACGGACCTGTTGTAATATTAGTCGGTGTTTCACATAGAACATTTCTAAGTTTTGAATCTGTTAGATGTTCTCTGCCATATCTGAAAGTATACTCATCACAAAGGTGTGTAAACAACTCATACAAGAATTCATAATTGCCTGATGTTTGTCTTGCCCATACAGCAGTAGGGTGATTCAGGTGTGACGCCTTGTATAAGGTGTTTTCTAAGTTAGAGTTTGGCATACGCCATCTTTTGATTCGTCTGCCGTTTTTAGATAACGCCTCGTATTGGTCGCCATCTAACATACGATGTGCTGTAGACATCAACTGAGCATACTCAATAATCATTTTAACAACATGCTTGTCACAATGTAATTCAGCACATGGTTTGGGTTCTTCGTGTAAGTAAAATAAATTCATAGGTCTAGTATATCATAAATTAAGTTCATTGAGAACCTGTTTTGTTATTTGTAAAATATGTGGTCGGTAATTTGTACTGTTTCATTCAATGTTTCTGCCCAATAAGGTTCGACCATAATTGAATGATAGTGTGTTGCACCTTCTGTAATATCAGGATACTTACCCATAATTACATCTTGAGCAATTAAATATGATTCGAAGAATGTATCAGTGTCTAAAGGTTCATCTGACTTACCATCACAGAACCAACTGAACTGACATTGATTACGAATCGGCACTTGATTGCCTTTCCAATTCTCACGCCACTTTGCTTGGTAGATAACGCCACAAATATCTTTTGGGTAAGAACTATGTTCCATTCTATTGAGAACTACATGTGCAACTGCGACTTTACCTGCGAGAGGTTGATTACCTGCCTCAAAGTAAATGTTTTTTGCCATACAAACTGTCTCACCATTTTCATCAGCGGCATTGACCGTTTGTGGCAACATCATAACGAACATTAAAAAGGCACCAAAACCCATGCCGTATAAGAATGCTTTGAAAGCATCTTTCTCTGTATGTTTATGTTGCATATTAATACCCGCCGGTTGTATGTGCATACTCATCAGCACAATCTTTCTCACCACAAACACAATAACCTGGTAAAGGTTCATCTGCTGGGTCAGGTGCAAACTCACTAGGGTGTTTGACACCATATGTTTCTAAATTGTAAACTTCTTCTTCGGTTAGTTTACCGCCACTTGTCTCTGCAAGTATCTTATAATGATTAAGCATAACTCTCTCCTAATTCTGCTGGGTCTAATTGACCGTTAGCAATTAATGATTGCTCATGTAAGTAAGTTTCTGAGATTAACTCATTGAAACTACCTTGAAAGTAAATATCTTCCTCAGGAGTTCTGAGATAGTCTTCAAGGTATAACTTCTCAATAGTAGTAATGTAATCAAACGAACCTCTAAGTCCGTTGTACCTGTTAACATTCTTCATGACCTCAGCAGCAACTGATGCTTCAGTCACACTCGGCACCTCATAGTAGGCATGTTCGCCTGGACCATAAGCATCTTCCTCATAGATTTCTCTGGTCATTTCAGCATGAACAACATAAGTTGAACCACCCTTGAACTTATGGAAGTTAGAACCATACTCTTCAAGGTTCTGAGTGTTTACAATGTATACAAATTTTTTCATATTAGTCTCCTTTAAAATCAAAATTAGCCCAAAACTCATCGGTTTCTTTTTCTCTTAGTTCGCAAGAAACTCTGAGTTGTCTTGGTGTTATCATTAGTGCCTCACAGAAATCTAACAACATGTCACCAAAAGGTATACTGTTATTAGAATGCCATCTTACGATGTCACCTGGTGCAACATAAAAATCTTTAGCATATTTGTTGACTGCATCTTCTGTAGTAGAAAAGGTGCCTGTCACACCCCACCTTGAATAGTGTCTACCTGCAACAGTCATGTTGTCTTTGAATCTTTTTTTGTATTCTCTAAACTTCATAATGTCTCCTTAAATTAAGTAATCTGGACCAAACACTCTATGAGTTGGGTAAGCCTGACCAATCTTATAACCTTCGAAAACATTGCCTCTTGGTTTGTTCAAAGCAGGAGCAGCCCAACCTGCAGCTTTTAGAACATCACCGACTGCAAACTTTGGATTTGCAATGTTG